GAGCCCCACCACCAGCGGCGCCTCCTGATCCTCGTGCAGAGGCTTGGGCGGCTAAAAACCACTGGTTTGGTCAAGATGAAGTTATGACATATGCCTCATTTGGTATCCACAGACGCTTAATTGAGGATGAAGGGGTTGACCCTCAGACGGAAGACTATTATAGTGAGCTCGATAAACGAATGGCTGCTGAATTCCCTCATAAGTTGGGAAAACAGGCAGGAAACGGGGGAAGTCGCAAAGTAGCGTCCGCTGAAGCTTCCAGATCCCGCAACAAAGGTGGACGAAAATCTGTGCGGTTAACGCCTTCACAAGTAGCTATAGCTAAAAAGCTGGGTGTACCGCTTGAAGAATACGCTAAATATGTGAAGGAGTAGAGAGATGACTGAAGAAAATAAAATGGAGAACACAGCTCCCAAAAAGGATACGAGAATAGATCGTGCTCAGGATACTCGCGAAAAACATGCACGCAAAGGCCCCTGGAAACCCCCTTCTCCTTTGGAGGCACCTAAACCACCTGAAGGATATATTCATCGGTGGATAAGGACAGAGGTTATGGGTTTTGATGACCGTAAGAACGTTTCTGCCAAAATACGAGAAGGGTGGGAATTAGTACGCGGTGATGAACATCCAGATTTTGATGCACCAACCATAGAAGATGGGAAACATGCAGGGGTTATTGGAGTAGGAGGATTAGTATTAGCTAGGATCCCTATTGAAATCGCGGAAGAGCGCAGTAAATACTACCGGGATAGAACCCGCAATCAAATGGCGGCTGTTGACACCGAGTTANCTCGAAACCAACANCCGGCAATGGCTATTCATAAGCCAGAAAGAGAATCTCGTGTAACTTTTGGCGGCTCTCCTAATAAAAAAGAGAGCTGAATTTTAATTTGACCGTATGGAGGTATAATTATGGCAAATATTAATGGAAGTTTTGGCCTCCGTCCTATCGCTAAATTAGGACAAGGAGCCAATTCAACCGGTAATGCTAATTATACAATGTATGAAATCGCGAATGGCAATACTAACGCCATCTATAAAGGTAGCCCCGTTATCCCGTTAACTACAGGATATATTGATATTGTGGGTGCTGCCGCAGGTGGAAGCGTTAGTTTGGCAGGAGTGTTCATGGGTTGTGAATATGTGGCNAGCNCTACCGGTAAAATGACTTTTAGTAACTACTGGCCTGGGTCAGGAGCAGACAGCAATCATCCGATTAAAGCGTATGTTGAGGATGATCCTATGGCGCTGTTTGTTATAGCTACTGATGCTACATGGACAAGTAAGGCAACTGCTATCGCTGATAGATTTAAAAACGCACAATTTGCGACAGCGACAAGTGGAACCGCCGCTACTGGTCTTTCGTCGGCGTCAATAGACATTAGCACTGCTGCTGTTACAGCAGCCGATTTCCATTTGAGAATAATGGGATGGGTTGACGATCCGGCAAACGCGGATTTCACTGCCGCAGGTGTTGGTGTTATTGTTCGTCTTAATAATCACTTTAACTCACCGAATGGTTCTGCTAATGCAGGTACAACCATTTCGACAACTGGTATATAGGAGGGTAAATTATGGCTATATCTAGAGCACAGCTAGCGAAAGAGCTAGAACCTGGTCTCAACGCCTTATTTGGTCTTGAGTATGCTAGGTACGAAAATGAGTCCGCTCAAATCTTTGATACTGAATCTTCAGAACGTGCTTTTGAAGAAGAAGTAATGTTGTCTGGATTTGGTGCGGCACCCGTAAAATCAGAAGGTACTGCGGTAACTTTTGATGATGCACAAGAAGCTTACACTGCAAGGTATAATAACGAAACTATTGCTCTTGCTTTCTCAATAACAGAAGAAGCTATTGAAGATAATCTTTATGATCGTCTTGCTTCTCGTTATACAAAAGCACTAGCAAGAAGTATGTCACATACTAAGCAAGTGAAAGCAGCGGCTATTTTAAACAACGCTTTTGATAGTGGTTTTACAGGTGGAGATGGAGTGGAACTTTGTTCTACTGCACATCCATTAGTTAATGGTAGTACCTTAGCTAATGAGCCTAGTACAGCTGCGGATCTAAACGAAACCAGTCTTGAAAATGGTTTAATTGACATTGCTGGTTATGTTGATGAGCGTGGTTTAAAAGTGTCTGTTAAAGGCACTAAATTGATGGTTCCAGCGAATCTTCAATTTGTAGCAGACAGGTTATTAGAATCAACCCTACGTCCAGGAACAGCGGACAATGATGTTAACGCTACCAGAAATATGGGAATGCTTCCCGATGGCTATGCAGTTAACCATTTCTTAACTGATACTGACGCTTGGTTTATCAAAACAGATGCTCCTCGTGGATTTATCCACTTTGAACGTCTATCTTTGTCTACCAAGATGGAAGGAGATTTTGATACAGGTAATGTAAGATTTAAAGCCCGTGAGCGTTATAGCTTCGGTTACTCAGATCCACGTTGCGTGTATGGTTCTCCAGGAGCGTAGTAACTAATTGAGTGGGGAGCACATCTCCCCACTCTCTCGGATTAACTAGCTCTAGCGACTGGCCGAGCAGACGCTTACGAAGACTCTAGAGCAAACCCTTTCGTAAGGAGGTAAATACGATGGCGAATACACACTTTTCAGGTCCTGTATTATTTTCTAATGCACGACCTACTTTAGAAAACTTAAATATTGCAGCATGGCCAGATCAAACTATGTTTATAGATGATTTTTTGCGTGTTGCATTTGATGATGCAACAGCAGCAGATGTAATTCTTTGGACTGTAGTTAAAGACTCAGGTGCTTCGGTTGATATAACTGCGGACGCACTTAATGGAATAGCTGCTCTTAATTCAACAGCAACTACTGANGATGATGGTGNGTCTATACAAGGGAATGAAATTTGGGGNCTGCCTTCAACAGCAGGTCAAAAACTTTATTTTGAAACTCGTATAAAAACGGCCGATGCAGATCAAATGGACATATTTGTTGGTGTTTGTGAAAACTTTGCTACAAATCCAGAAAATATTTTTACGTCAGCTAACAGGATTGGTTTTCAAATAGACGATGGGGACGCAACTCCTCATTTGATTACTGAATCTAGTGGAAGTGAAACAGATACTACATTAACAGGTACTACTTATGATCTTTCAGACGATACTTTTGTAACTCTTAGTTTTGTTGCTACTAAAGGAACTTCTACAGATGTAGTAGAATTCTATGTTAATAGAACTAAAGTGGGGACACATACTACGAACGTTCCTACAGCAAACATGGCGTTAGCAGCAGGATCTGTTTCTGGAAATAATTCAGGAACAAAGATAACAAGTATTGATTATATCTGGGCTGCTCAAGATCGTGGTGTTAGTTATTAAGGAGGATAAAAATGGCTAAATCAAAAAAAGAAGAAGCAAAAAGTTTTTTAGACAAAGCAGTAAAAAAAGTTTCTAAAACTTCTCAGTCTTCTCTTCCACGTCGAGGTAGCTCTGAATATAAAAAATTAGTTTTATTAGGAAAAATAAAGGAGTAGATTATGGCTGATACTGATACCAATACTGTCATTATGGATGGCCCTCAGAAGTATGTAGCTTCTTTTGTTCACACATATGTCGATACCGGTGAAGGTACCCCCGTTGAAAAAATAGATGTTTCTGGCTTATCTAAAAACCCTGTAAATGGAAACGATTGCATAGGAGTACGCATTAATAAGATTTGGTACTCTACTATAGGGTTAAGCGTTATAATTAATTGGTTTGCAACTACGCAAGTTAGGGCGATACAACTTCCTGAAAACTATAGTGATGTTTTAGATTTCTCTAGTTTTAGTGGATTACCTAACACAACTACTTTTGGTAGTGGAGGAGCAAACGGAGACGTGTATTTTGGAACAAAAGACGAAGCGGCTAATGATGGTTATACTNTTGTACTAGAGTGTATAAAAGTATACGCTAAAGATAATACATAGGAGGTTATTATGGCCCGATTTAATACCGTTGTTAATGTTTCGGCGAGAAATGCCAATAAAAGTAAACTTAATCCTGATGGTAAAGCTTACGTTTACATGCACGGGGGAGTTCACTCCCCCGATGCACGTTCTAAAAAACGTTATAATATAGGCGGAGGCAACTGGATACAAAAAGCTAATTTAAAAAAAGGAGCTTTTACCAAACAAGCCAAAAACGCTGATATGAGCGTTCAAGGTTTTGCTAATAAAGTGACAAAAAATCCTGGGGATTATAGTCCTACAACGGTGAGACGCGCACGATTGGCACAGACCTTTAAAAAGATGGCGAAAGGATAAATAGATGGCAACTTCTGGTTCTTCTGACTTTAACCTAAATATGGCAGAAATAACCGAGGAAGCTTTCGAAAGATGTGGTTTGGAGCTTCGAACCGGTTATGACGCCCGTACTTCTAGGCGTTCTTTAAATCTTTTGTTTGCTGAATGGGCGAATAGGGGTTTAAATCTATGGACAGTGGAAAAACTGACGCAAACCGTAGCGCAGTTATCCACTACTTCTTCAATTGCTTCTTATCCTGTTGGCACTATTACTTTAAATGTTGGAGCGTCAGCGGCTTTTACTATTGGAGAAACGCTTACTGGAAATTCAACAGGTGCGACCGCAAACCTTATTACAAAACCTACAGCGACAACAATGACTATTACAGTTCCTGTAGGGATTTTTACAAGTGCCGACACCGCATTAGAAGGAGGAACAAGTGGTGCCACCACAACAGTTACATCGACTCCTAGTTTAGAAGATGCCCAGGCGACAGTGGATATCTTAGAAGCATCCGTTCGAAGAAGTGGATCTGACACCATTATTTCTCGCGTAAGTCGAGGAGATCATTTGGCTATTTCCGATAAAACAAGTCAAGGAAGAGCAACAGAATTTTATATAGATCGTTTAATTACTCCGACCCTTAATATTTGGCCCACGCCTGAAAACTCTACGGATCAGTTAATTTATTATCGTGTAAAACGTATTCAAGACGCAGATGCCAGTGTTAATACGGCTGATATTCCGTTTCGATTTTTACCCTGTTTGGTAGCGGGTTTATCCTATTATATAGCTTTAAAAAAGGCTCCGAACCGTGTGGCAGGATTAAAGGTTATATATGACGAAGAGTTTTATAATGCCGCCGCAGAAGATAGCGAAAGAGCTCCTTTGCGTTTAGTACCAACTTATTCTTCAATGAGGGTTTTGTAAAATGGCTAGATTTGCTTCCGCTAAATGGGCATTAGGTATTTCTGACAGGTCTGGTAGAGCGTATCGTTTAAAAGATATGATTCTGGAATGGAATGGTTCGTTAGTAGGACGCGATGAGTATGAACCAAAACAGCCTCAATTGTATCCGAAGCGTGTCAAATCTGATCCTCAAGCTTTAAGGATTAGCAGAACGGATAGGACGGAACCTCCTGTTGCGGTTTTACTAGGGTATAACTCTTTTAAATCCGGAGATGCGGGTTCGGCTACTATTACTGTTCATCAGCCAGGACATCAAAAAAGCACTGGTGATACAGTATGTTTCCGTGATGTTCTTCCTTTTGATGGCTTTACGGAGAGTATGCTAGAAACAGCGGCAGGTTTTACTATTACGGTGATAGCCGCTACTGGCAGCGAAATTCAATCTAATTTTTATACTTTTACAGCAACTGGTGGAGAAACAGCTACTACTGGGAGTGTTGAAGGAGGAGGTGGCGAAGCTTCGGCAGGACCCGTCACAGTGGAGGCATAATGGCATTTACATTTACAACTTTAAAAACAGCAATTCAGGATTATACTCAAAATACGGAAACGACCTTTGTTAATAATCTTAGTCGCTTTATAGTAAACGCAGAAGAACGCATTCTTAAAGAGTGCCAATTAAGTGATTTTAAAAAATATGTCGCTGGTTCTATGAGTGCGTCTAATAAATTTTTGCAAAAACCAAGTGACTTTTTAGCTCCTTTTTCCCTAAGCGTTATTAACAGCTCTAATAATGAGTTTTTACTTTTTAAACATGTTACATTTATTCAAGATTATACTCCGGATCCTACCACTACAGGGGTTCCTTTATATTATGGAGATTGGAATGATGAAGCTTTTATTCTCGCTCCCACTCCTACCTCAGCGTATAATGCGGAATTACATTACTTTTATCGTCCTACATCTATTACTACTTCCGGAGATGGTACTTCCTGGTTAGGCACCAATGCCGAATTAGCTTTAATGTATGGCTCATTAGTAGAAGCTTATACCTTTATGAAAGGGGAAGAAGCTTTATTAAAAGTATATAATGATCGTTATATGGAATCACTTAATTGGCTTAAAAACCTAGGAGAAGGAGAAAACACACGGGATCAGTATCGTTATGATGAATTACGAAGGGATGTTCAATAATGTTTAATGCGAATGGGACGGGTGATGTAGGAAGTGTAAATATTTATACATCCCAAGAAGGAGGTCACAGTGCGAAAGATATAGCTGATATGGCTTTAAATAAGATCATGATAGTAAGTAAAGATGCTCCTCCTGTCATACGAGATCAAGCGATTGCTCATCGAGAAAGGTTGAGAGAAATTCTTATTTATTATATGAATAAGATGGCACAAAGTGAAAGAACAACTCTTTGGGCCTTATTACAAAAACAAGGTCATGGAGACATGGCCGAAATAATAAGGAGGCTATAAATGGCAATTAATCAAGCAATGTGTGGTAGTTATAAGAAGGAAATCACTGCCGGAATTCATTGTTGGATGAGTCACTCTCGAACAGGTGCTTCTGTTATAGCAGCTGATACCTTTAAAATAGCTATGTTTACATCAAGTCGAACCGATGCAAATGAGGATTTGACAGCATATACAGCTACAAATGAAGTTAGTGGAACAGCTTATTCCGCAGGAGGGGCCGCTTTAGGAAGTGTAACATTAGGACTATCTGACAATTCTTCTTCTGTCCCTACAGCTTTTCTAGATTTTGCGGATACAACCTGGTCCTCATCCACTATTAGTAATGCTCGTTGTGCAATGATTTATAATTCTACATTAAGCACCGCAGGAACAGGTGGCGATGTTACTCATGCAGCGTACCCAACGGTTGCTGTATTAGATTTTGGTGGAGATAAATCTTCAAGTGCTGGAGATTTTACTATTCAGTATCCAGCTAATGATGCGAACAACGCTGTTATAAGAATTGCATAATCAATGGCCACAACCTATACAGGTTGGGGCAGATATAAGTGGAGTAGTGGCCCCTGGGGGCAACAACTAACCACTGAGACTGTTTCGGCGACAGGAGTTTCAGCAACAAGTGCAATCAGTAGTGTAACTGTTACAGCCGTACAAACTGTAACGGTGACAGTTACTTCTGTTAGCGCCACAACCGATGTCGGCGATACCGGATGGGGCCGTTCTACTTGGGGAAGTGCTGGATGGGGGGCCCCGGTTGGCGTTACTGTTATTGAAGGAACCGGTGTAACAGTTAGTGCTACAGGTGTGGTGGCAGCAAGTACCATTTCAAATGTCAGTATTGTTGAAGGCGGAGGAATTACAGTAGGTATTAGTTCTGGTGTGCAGGCTAGTGGTCTTATCGCCGATATTACAATTGCCCAGGTAGTTGTAGAGGTAACTTCGGTAGAAGCGGCTTCTACTGTAGCGAGTGTGGATGTCGCTTTAGGCTTTGGAGTAACAGGGGTAGAAGCGGTTTCCGCGTTAAGTAGTGTAACTGTTGGTGAAGGAACAGGAGTAACAGTTAGTGCAACAGGCGTTGTAGGGGCTTCAGCTCTAAGCAGTGTAAGTATTACAGAGGGCGCCGGAATAACAGTTAGTGCAACAGGCGTTTCTACAACATCCCATATTGGTAGTGTTAACGTTCCTGATGTAATAATAAGTATTATAGGAGTAAGTGCGGAAGGAATTGTAAGTACCGCAACAGTGTGGTCTGTTATAGATCCTTCGCAAGATGCTAGTTGGGGTGAAATTAGTACAACACAAACTCCAGGTTGGACAGAAATAGCAGCATAGGAGAAAAACATGGCTTCGACATTTACAACAAACTATGGAATAGAAAAAATTACCACAGGAGAACAATCCGGTACCTGGGGCACAACATCAAATTATAATATAAGTATTTTAGATAGAATTGCTTCTTACGCAGCAGTTGCTTTATCCGATGCGTCTACAGCTACACTAACAGTAAGAGCGGCGTCTCCTACAGATGGAGCGGACAATGTTCAGAACGGTATGTATCGTGTTATTAAGTTTACAGGCTCTTTAAGTCAAAATTGTACGGTTACTGTAGCTCCTGCTACTACAACAGCGTATTTTATGATTCAAAATGCCACTACTGGAGGGTATAATGTTATTATGGCCCAGGGGAGTGCGGCTCAAACAGTAACAGTAGCAAATGCTAAAGCTCAAATACTGTATTGCGACGGAAGCGACGAGGTAATTTCTGTTTCGGATAAACTAGATTTAGAAACATTTGATAATATTTCTATTTCTGGGAATACTATTTCTAGTACAAATACTAATGGTAACATTGGTCTGTCTCCCAACGGAACAGGAGAAGTTACTGTGGGAAATGGGTCTGCTTCTGGTAAAGTATCAACAAGTGGGGCTTATGATTTAGAATTAGATACTAATAATGGAACAAACTCAAGTAAAATAACTATTACTGATGCCGCTAATGGAAATGTTTCTGTAGTACCCAATGGCACAGGAGAATTAGTTGTTGGAAGTGCTGCTGCCGCTGGTAAGATCACATCTAATGGGGCTTATGATTTAGAGCTAGACACAAATAGCGGTACCAATTCCGGAACCATTAAAATAGTTGATGCGGCCAATGGAAATATTGAGTTAACTCCAAATGGAACAGGAGAAGTTGTTGTCGGAAGTGGAGCAGCGTCAGGCAAAATATCTTCTAGTGGAGCATATGACCTTGAAATAGACACGAATGGTGGTACAAATTCAGGTTCTATAGTGATAACTGATGGAACTAATGGAGATATCACCATAGCAACTAATGGAACAGGTGCTATTCTCTGTTCGGATGATATTCTTCAACGGCCTATTTTAAAAGATTATGGGGAAACCCATAATGCAATCGGTGATACAGGAGGGGGGACGGACGATATTGATTTAACTGCTGGCAATGTTGTATCCGCCACAGTATCAACAGGAACACAGACATTTACTTTTTCAAATCCTACTGCTTCGGCTAATGGTTGCAGTTTCACCTTATTATTAACCAATGGTGGTTCGCAAACTGTAAACTGGCCAGGAAGTGTAGACTGGGGTGGAGGCAGTGCTCCTACTTTAACTTCATCAGGTTTAGATATATTAGTGTTCACCACGATAGATGGAGGAACAATATGGCATGGCGCAATAGCAAGTACGGATAGCAAATAATGGGTACAGGCAGCGAAAAGAATAATTGGTGGGCAGCCGCAGGTGCTGCTGGTGGTGGAGATGTTACTTATTTTGGTGATAGTTCTGATGGTACTGTTACTTTTGATGGAACAACAACCGATGGTATGAGTGCTGGTGCATCTAGTTATGGACATTATTTCGTAGATGGGAGTACAACTAAAGGATATCCTCTCCCTTTATCGGCTGAAACTGATAAATTTTATGAAATAACTGTTGCTAATAAAGATGGTGATTATGATGGTGACATGGCACTTAAACAATATTCTGGATTAACTATTGATGCTGGTTATATTTTAACTACTGACCAGCCATGTGCAGGATTAATGGTATTGGTTGATGGAGATTGCACTATTAATGGTTGGCTATCCATGACAGCCAGAGGAGCAAATAGAGAACCTACTGGAGTGGCTAGTGGAGGAATTGATTTGCCTGTTAAACCAGCTGGCGGAGGATTAGGGGAAAGTCTAACAGGAGGAGCAGTATTTGATGGATGTGGCACAGCAGTTGAAGCTATTGAGGGAAATTTTCCCAATACTGGAACAGGAAGTTTATTAAATATTCTTAAA